TTACGTGCGCAAAAGCGACTTGCGCCTGGCGGGCATCCACTCGGTGGCCCTGACCAACGCGCCCAAAACCAATCAACTCAAGCCGCTCCTGGCCAAGCTGGGCGCGCAATCACCAACGGAGGAACAGATGGATAGGAAACTACTGACCACCAAGCTCGGCCTGGCCGAGGACGCCACGGACGAGCAGATCCTGGCCGCCCTGGACGCGCTCAAAACCAAAACCGTGGCCGCCAAGGAGGTCATCCCCAAGGAGGTGACCGATGCCCTGGGTCTCGAATCAAGCGACACCTCCACCGTGGTGGCCTCGATCCACGCCTTGAAGCAAGGGGAAAAGACCATGGTCTCCAAGGCCGATTTCGAGGCCCTGCAACAAAAGCTCGCCAAACGCGAGGCGGACGAGGCCGTGGCCGCAGCCCTGAATGCGGGCAAGATCACCCCGGATCAAAAGGATTGGGCCGACAAATACGCCGCAAGCGACCTGGCCGGGTTCAACACCTTTGTGGCCAAGGCCCCGGTGGTGGTGCCGCTCGGTGAGCTGAGCAAGCAAAAGACCTCGCCGGATGATCCCGCCCTGGATGAGACCACCAAGAAGGTGGCCAAGATAATGGGGGTCAGCGACGAGGATCTCACCAAGTACGGCAAGGCCTGAGCAAACCCGGCGATTACCCGCGCACCAACCCATGACAAAAGGAATGAACAATGGCAGCACTCAACGAAGATAGAAACACCTCCCGCCAGGACGGCGAAATCCTGGGCCCCGCGGTGGCGGCAAGCACCAAAATCTACGGCGGCTCCCTGGTCGCCCGCAACGCCTCCGGCTACATGGCCCCGGCCGCCGACACCGCAAACTTTGTGGTGATGGGCGTATCCGAGGAATATGTGGACAACTCCGCCGGAGCCAATGGCGATAAAACCGTGCGCCTGCGGAGGAAAAAAGGTTTTTGGCTGGCCAACTCCGGCACCAATGCGGTCACCGTGGCCCACCTCGGCGCCAATGTCTATGTGGAGAATGACCAGACCGTGGCCAGTTCCGGCGGCACCAACAACATCGTGGCCGGCAAGTGCCTGGCCGTGGACAGCGCCAAGGGCGTCTTGGTCGAGGTCGGCTAAGCCCGGCGTCACAACGAAATAACCTGAGAAGGAGATAGAACCATGATCCTGAACAAGGTCAATATCCAGGCCATTTTCATGTCACTCAAAGTGACATTCAACAAGGCCTTTGAAAACACCACAACCGTGTGGCAGGAAATCGCCATGCTTTCGCCATCCACCACCAGTCAAAACGTTTATGTGTGGTTCGATAAGTTCCCACGCATGCGTCGCTGGGTGGGTGAGAAACTGATCAAATCGTTAAAGGCCTTCAAGTACACCATTGAGAACGAGGACTTTGAGGCCACGGTGGCAGTGGACCGCAACGATATCGAAGATGATCAGCTCGGCCAATACACGGTGCTGGCCCAATCGGCCGGGGAATCCTCGCGGCAACTGCCCGATGAGCTGGTGGGCGAGGCGGTAAACGGGGTGTTCGCCAAGGCGTGTTTCGACGGGCAATACATGTGCGACACGGATCATCCGGTGGGTGGCGGCACGGTGTCCAACAAGATGACGGCTGTTTTATCGGTGGCGACCCAGGCCTTGGCCGATGCCTCTTTGGGGGCCGCAATCTCGATGATGGAGCAGTTCAAGGATGAAGAGGGACGGCCCCTTGGCTGTAAACCCACCGTCTTGCTGGTTGGCCCGGCCTTACGGATGACCGCCACGGCACTCCTCACCAATGACCGGCTGGAAGACGGCAAACCAAATCCCTATAAAAATTCCTTGAAGCTGGTGGTTTCTCCCTGGATTACCTCCACCACGGCTTGGTTCGTGCTGGATACCTCCAAGGCGATCAAGCCGTTCATCTACCAGGAACGCAAAAAGCCGGTCTTTGTTTCCCAGACCTCCATGGAAGCCGACTCCGTTTTTAGCCACAAAGAATACAAATTCGGTGCCGAGGCTCGCGGCGCGTCGGGCTACGGCTTCTGGCAGCTGATCGTGGGCTCAACCGGTGCCGCCTAAGAGGTGAACCATGCCGATTCTAATCACGTGTGAACGAGAAGGATTTTGGCGGGCCGGGGTTCGTCACTCGCGCACCCCGACCCTCTACCCGGACGGCCATTTTACTCCGGAGCAAATGGAGCTGCTCATCGCCGAGCCCAAGTTGACGGTGGAGGTGGTGGCGGAGCCGGAAGAGGTTAAGAAAAACCCGGCTCCAACCAGTGCCGCAGCCAAAATGGAATTGCTGCTCTGGGCCATTGCCAATATGCCAAGTAAGGAGGAAGAGCCGGGAGCCTGGACCAGTGAAGGCAAACCCCAGGTTGCCATCCTGGGAGAAATCCTTGGGGAAACGGTGAAGGGCGATGAGCGTGATCAGGCGTGGGCCAAGCACCAGGAGCGTAAGTAATGGGCTACGCCACCGGGTCCGACATCACCAAACAACTGCCCGAGGCCGACCTCATCCAGCTCACCGATGACGCGGGAGCCGGGGTGGTCGACCAGGCGGTGCTCGCCGCCGCCTTGGAGGACGCCGACACCGAAATCGACGGTTACCTGGGGAGCCGCTACCCGCTCCCCCTGGCCAACCCTCCGGCCATCCTGAACAAACAGGCGGTGGATATCGTTATTTACAACCTGTACGGACGGCGGGGAGGCCCGCCGGAGCACATCGCGGCCCGCTACAAAAACGCCATCGCATTTTTGAGCAAGCTGGCCGAAGGCAAGATCTCGCTTGGTGCCGGAGACCCGGACGGCACCGGCACCTCCGCCGCGCCCCAAGTGGTGTCGGCAACAAGGATATTTAGCCGGGAAAAATTAAAGGGGTTTTAACCATGACAATAATGAGAGCAAAGATGCGCGTGAGCGCAGTTGATAGGCAGGAAAACGGCGAGATCATAAAATTTTCCGCAGTCTGTAAAAGCGACGGATACCCCACAGACGGGAGCGATGAAAACAACACCTTCGCAAAATGGACTCCAAACGCCGAGCTGGAGATGAGTATCACCAACCCGGCCCTGTTCGGAAAGATCAACGAGGGCGAGGAGTATTACCTCGACTTCACCAAAGCTGAAGTCGAGTGAAAGATCTACTCCTGGCCATCAAGGCCGAGTTGCAAAGCACGGTGACCGCCGTCTTGGCCCGTGATGTCTACATCACCGAAGACATCCACCTGATCCGCAACGCCGGGGGTTACCCGGCGCTTGCGCTCAAGGACGGCGGCACCGACTTCGCCCTGGAATCATCCATCAACGAGACCGACACCCTGACCGTGACCATCGCGGTCTATGTCAAGCTCTTGAAGGATGAGGCCGGGATCATCGGCGACAGCGCAGCCAATCAACCCGGCGTGCTGGACCTGGCGGGCGAGGTGATAGCCGCCCTCAGGGACAACACCCTGGGTGGGGTGGTTGACCTGGCTCTCCCCGTTTCGGTGGGCGAGTCGGTCACCCTGGCCATCGATAATTTAGCGGTGCAGATGGCACCGGTAACCATGAGATTTGAGAGGTACGTATAAATGGGAGCAATAACGGGACGCGAGACCATCATCGCCTTAAAAAAGGGGGCGGCCTGGCACACCCCGGTGGCCTGCGGGGCCGGGGACGGCCTGCTGATCACCACCGACGGGATCAAGGCCACCATCGGGATGGAGCTCGACGACTCCGCCGGGCAGCCCTGGGTGGAGCAAGCCGACAGCGGCCCCATGCAGGTGGCGGGATCGCTTGAGGGCTACCTGCGCTACGAGGGCTTTGACGTGGCCCTGGCCCTCATCTGCGGGATTGCCGGAGTGCCCAGCCAGATGGAATCAACCGCCGCCTACACCAACAGCTACAAGCTCGCCGCCAATATCGACGGCCTCTTTGCCACCATCGCCATGCTCAAGCTCAGCGACAAGGTGTGGGAGTACCCCTCGGCGAAATTGCACGGTTTTAAAATCACCGGCGAGATGAACAAGCCGGTCAAGCTCACCCTGGACGTGATCGCCGACCTGCTCAACCGGGCATCCACCACCAACACGGCGGCCACCATGGCGGGCGTCACCGAGCCGGACAGCGAACACCGGGTGATCATGAACAAGAATACCATCTTCCGGATCAACGACCGCGACGGCGCGGCACTCTCGGAAGGCGATAAGATTTACCCCTCCAAGTTCGATTTCACCTTCAACCGGCCCATGAGCGCGGAGCCGGTGGCCGGGGTCGACGGGGTGGACGAACCGGCCGACGACGGCTTCCCGGTGGCCGCGCTCAACCTGAGCTTCCCGCGCTACACCAACGCCAACGATTCGTTCTTGGCCGACTGGAGCGCCTCCACCTCCAAAAAGATGGATATCCTCTTCACCGGCAAACTGATCGAGACCGGCTACAACTATGAATTCATGGTGAGCTTTCCCCACCTCAAGGTGGAGAACCCCGAGGCGGCCATCTCCGGGGCGGGCAAGATCCCGCTCAGCCTCAAGCTCTCGGTGCTCGGCTCCAAGACCGCGCCGCTCGGGATGACCGGCCTCACCCAGCCGTTTCAGCTCGATGTGCAGAATAAACGCCCCACCAACCCGCTGGCATAACCATGGAAGAACAACTACCCGCAATCGAACTCCGCGACCTGATCGATACCCGCGACGACTTGCCCCCGGTCTGGGTGGCCTATCCCGGCAGCGAGACCTTCCAGGTCTTGATGCGGCCCCTCACCGGGGCCAGGCACCAGGAGATGATCGAGGCGGCCCAGAAGATCGAGTGGGACACCGTCACCATGACCAAGCAGGTGAAGCTTGACCAGGACCATTACCGCAAGCTCTTCGGCGAGCTGGTGCTCGTGGACTGGCGCGGTCTCAAGCTTGCCGACCTCAAACGGCTGGTGGTGATCGCGGATTTCAAAAAGGCGTTTCTGGCCCGCAAAAAGGAGTTCGCCTGCGACGCGGCGGCCAAGGAGCTGCTCCTCTTCCACTCCCCGCCTTTTAAAACCTGGGCGGAGCGCACCTGCAGGGATGTGGCCCGCTACAACGCCGAGCGGGAGGAGCAGGCCGAAAAAAAGTAATCGGGGCCGTGCGCTTTTGGCTCGACTATCCCGGCGTCAACTGCCGCCAGTGCGGCGACAACCTCAAGACCGACGGGATCGAGCCGGAGTGTGACGGCTGCCCGGTCAAGGACTGGTCCCAAATCACGTGGCAAGCGCTTGGTCTGTACAACCAGGCCTGCCAAAACAGGGAGCTGGATGCCGCCTGGTTTGAGACCGCTTTAAACGACGCTTTAATACCCGTTTACAAAAGGGCATTGTACCGCCGTCTGGTGACGGCCATCCACCACGAGGTAACCCGCTACCATGTCGACCCCCAACGCCAACGCCAAAGTCGCGATTGAAATCTATGTCGATGACAAAGGCAGTGTGCGCATCCGCGAATTCGCGGGCAATACCAAAAACGCCCTGGATGATATCGACCAGAAAAATCAAGGCATAACCGGTCGGATCAAGGCGGGGTGGGCCTCGGTCAAGGGTGCCTGGGTCGAGGTCATGGGGGTGCTCATGGCCCTGGCGGAGGCGTGGAATCCTCTCAACACCGCTGCCGACCAATACCTCGCTAGTTTCCAGACCCAAAGCCGCACTCTGGTCACTGAGTTCAACGAACTGCAGTTCACCATCAGCGAGCAGCTCGACCAGATAGCGCTCAAGGCCCAGGCCCTGGACGGCTTCAACCTCCGCCTTTCCGCCTCCTTTGACGGCGCGCCGGTCATTGCCGGCATTGATGTCCTGATCGATAAGTTGCACCAATTGCAACAGGCCTCAGCCGCGGCCCGCTCCGCTTCCTCGAGTACGTCCGGCTCCTTGGATTCTGAAGGATCGCTGCCAACCGGCGACATCAACGCCGCTGGCCCAACCATCAACAACAACTACAATTTCAACACCAAGATGAGCAGGTCAGACGTCAACAACGTAATCGATGAGCAACGGCGCCGGGAGAGCCGGAGCTGATGGCGCACCCAAGGTTCGTACTCGGCACATCCGAGCTCCAGTTTTCACGCGGCATCCAATACCCGACCGCCGCCCCCCGCGAGCGCCTCCAGGTGGTGGACCGCACCGCGGGCGGCACCCTGCAGCGCGAGGACCTCGGGGTCAATATCCGCACCC